GTTAATAGACCACTTCCATTATCAGTCCAAACTTGTCCTGCGAAACCTGTTATATTTATAGAATTTGGAACCAAAGATGCTGTACTTTCTAATCCACTTAGCAAATTACCTGTATTATTTCCGGTAACATCAACAGATCTTTGGAGACGACCAAGTAATTGAAAACCTAGTTTTCTTTTGATACGCTCACGCCATACATAAGCATTTTGTAAAACTGGATAGGCATCATCTGGCAAAAGAAAGTTCTCTCTTTCTTGCACTAATCCCGTAGTCATGCCCGTGATCTTCAAGGGGGAATATCCAGCCATTAAAACCCCTGTCCAATCCCCCATCCAGTACCATAGCCATATCCGGTCTGTGTGGTATTAAATAGAGTAATATTGGGTTGACCGATTTCTTCTACTGCTTGACGTTCTAAAACAAGTGCTTCCTGTCTTTTAAATCCTTCTTGAAGATTAGCCACTCCTTCCATGTCTTGTCGATCTCGTAGTATTTCACTTGCAGCTCCATACGCTATATATTGAGCCCATTGATTTAGAACTGGGTTATCTGTAGTAGACATGAATTGAGCTGGTGTCTGATAAACTTCTACTTCACACAAATATACGTTATCTGGGACTGGGCGAATCGTGAGTTCGTTATTCCAAAAAAGAAGATTGTATGGTCTACCCACTTGATAAGTTGCTGCCCATACGTTAATCATTGTTCCAGCAGCAGGAGCCACTGGAAAATTTACAGTGATCTGTGTAGTCACATAGTTGACAGTTCCGCAATATTGAGGAGTCAGAGATAGAGGAGGAGAAGGAACCGGAAGCGGAGACAATGGAGGGATAGCTGGATGCTGCTGATTCAATGAGTCTAGATAGACATTATTGCCAACATTATTTTGATTAATGAAAAGGAGTTGTCCTGTGGTAGTGTTGGATCCAATTCCATAGGCATTAACAACTGCACCACCGTCATCAATAATTCTGATAGGATTACCATTAACATCGATACCTCCAATCACAAGTTGTGTGCTTAAGATTCCAAAATTAGGCTGGGGAAAAGGATTTTGATTATTTCCAAATAAAATAAATGTGAAACTTGTCGTTATGCCATCCCCGGCTATCGGTTGAAATTTAGTAGGATAGCGAGGGTATAAATTGTAAAGTTGATCACGATTCTTGAAGAAGTTTCCCTGTATGCCTTCAAAATAAATGGGCGCACGAAATCCTTGTAAATTATTTACATCAACAGGATAACGATCAACATTTGGTATAGTGAGAAACTTGTAAACGGATCTCTGTTGATCAATTTTGATGGCATAAGGGAAATCATTATTGTAAAATAAATTTATTGCCTGGGCGATATCGAAACTGCTCAGAGCTGCTTCGCTAGCTGAGGCTGTTAACCTTCTCACCTTCTTTTCTATGAAGGTGTATGTTGTGTCCGCTGGAAGAATCGCAGTCATAACTTTCCTTGTGTTTCCTATGCTCTTTCCCATGACAGGATCGACATAGCCATATAATATCTAGAGGCTTCATGTAATCTTCATGATGAGCTTCTGGTTTGCATTCTTTAATGCATTTACTACACTTAATAGGTCTTGTCATATTACCTTTCTGAATATGGTAATTGACAATTTTTCTGGCCCTAACCTTTAAGGGATTTTTATTTACATGTTCTTTTAAATAATTATTTAATTTTTCTCTGTTTTTACTTTTCCATTCCTTTGATTTTTTTCTAACATTTTCGTTCGTCGTATAATATATACGGGCCTTTTCACTAATCTCTTTTCTATTTCTAAGTTGATGGTCTTTACGCCACTCTTTCCATTCTTTCGTGTGTCTTCTTTTTTCTGAGCGAACCCTTTCTATTTCTTTAAATTTTTCTGGATCTTCGGCTTTGCGTTTTTTTAATTTTTCTTTTTTACATTGCTTACAAAATCCTTCTAAGCTATTAGCTCTTTTTTTAAAGAATTCGCTTTCATTTTTCTCTATGCCGCAAAAACTGCACTTTTTCATACAAGCCTCCTTATTTGGCGGCCCGTATTATAAAGGAGCGGTTACATAAAGACAACAAAATCTAGAAGGAGCATGGGACCATCTTGTGTAACCAATCGCCCGCCTCGTCTCTATCAAGGGGAGACTCGTCTTTTTTAATTGCTTCTCCATCGATGCTGATTAATCCAGAACGTTTCGGAATGTGCTTCATCGAGTCATTGACTTCTTTCACTAGACCCATAGGCACTTCATAAGTTTTACCCGGGATGAAATGCCATACTTGAATAGGATCCCCGCTATATCGGCAATAAGGTTTTGTTAAACGTTCATGTCTTCCACGGCTATTCATGTATTCAACCTTAACCATTTTTGAATCGTCTTTCTTCTGTCTTTCCATTTCTTTTTTGTGTTCAGGTTTCATATTCTTGAAATCATCAAATGGAACACTATTAGTTAAAGTATTGATCAAACCGTGAAGTTCTCCGCTACCTGTAGACATCATCAATTGTTGGGCCATATTTAATTTCCTATGTTATTGAGGCTTTGAAATGGAACCTCGTTTGTTTGATTATTGTATTGCAAATTTCTTGAACCATTAGGTGCTATGGTTGCTGGTTGTTCCACTGTCACTCCCGATGGAACTACAAATGCATCGAATAGAGATGAATCAAGATTCAATGTGAAATTTGATCCATTTATCGCTGTAATTGTTCCTACTAAATTATTTGCTTGATACATCTTGTATGTTTGCGGAACCATTAATCTAACCGCCATACCTACAATGTATGTATTAGCCTCTGTAGTCGCGTTTTGTATAGCCACCCCTATCACCATAGGCGATGATTGCGAAATGCTCGTAATGAGCAAACTAGAGGGTATCTGGATTACTGGCTTCAGATATTGGTTGCTCAAATAAATCCTTATTAAAAGTTTCCTTTGCGTGGCAGATCTTACATAACCAGTGAACGTCTAATTTTTTTGAGTAATCAAAATGATGAGCGTCTGGCTTACATTTTATATTACATCTTTCGCATTGGCCCGGTCTTATTAATTTTTTTCTTCTAATTGCATCTGAAATAGCGTAATGCGCTCTAGCTTTCTCTCTATTTTCAGTAATCCATTTCTTAAAAAATTTATCTATAGACTTCTTGTTTTTTCTATAGTATTTTCTTTGTCTTGCTTTTGCCTTTTCTCTTTTCTCTGGTGTTTTCTGTAATTCGTTCTGTCTTTTTCTTATTTTTTCTCTATTCAAAGTATATTTTTCACGCGATTTTCTAAGGAATTCGTCGCGATTTTCTAAATATCTTTTCTTTGTATATTCAGACTTTTTAATAACATGCTTCTTGGCATTTTCTCTTTTATATGCCAGAACTTTCTCTATATTTTCTCTTGCGTATTTGGTTTTTCGTGAATTGCAACATTCTTTGCATTCCCTTGCGTAACTATCGTTTCTTGATCTGTCTTTGTAAAATTGTAATAGGTCTTTTTCTTCCAGACACACTTTACATTTTTTCATAATGATACCCTCCGATTAAAGAGGGTATCATAACATCTTACGCAATTCCACCACAAACTAAATTAGCTTGGCACTGGGGCGTTGATGGTTCCAGTTTCCATTTTATATGCTTGCCAAATTATGACATCACTTGCAGACCCACCTGGACTTTGGGCTCCAGCAGAAACGTACATATAAGGAACAAATACGCCTGAATGGAAAGGAATCTGTAAAAAGTTATATCCAGTCTGAACGCCAGTAATTGGATTAAACTGAGTCGATTGCCCAGCAGGTGCTACGGTTGCGAACAATTGAGTTGTTGGCGAACCAGAACTTGCAGGGAATGCAAATGCTGTGAAGTTTGTTGTATTCACATTGATGGTGAAGTTGTATGCATCAACAATTGAAGTTACAACAGCAGGTAAGTTTTGAGTTTGGTAGTAGTTATTTAACTGTACCATTCCAAAAGAACCTGGAATTGTAAACTCTAATTTTTGACCAAGATATACACTGTTTGCTTGAGAAACAGTCACTTGTGCTTGAGCTGCTTGAGTAATTGCAGTCACATACAAGAAACTTGGTTCTACAGGAGTAAACTGATTAACCCGTCTTACTGAGAAAGCAGTTGCACCAGCTGCAAATCCTGAGGAATCTAATCCTACAAGAGTAAATGCAGATCCTGATACTGATGAAATAGTGAATGTCATGCCGGAAATTTGTTGCATGCCTACAGCGTTATAGATAACGACAGTATCACCTTCTGAGTAAGTGTTAGTTACACTTGCTACAGCTCCGTTAGCTTGGGTAATAGTTGTACCTGTTAAAGCAGCCTGAGGAGCAGGGAAGCTTGTGACATAAGTAAAGCCATTAGATGCTGTTGATGTTGAAAAATTATCAATGTTAATGGCGCTTGTGCTGTTGGTTTTTTTCCAACGTAGACCATCATTAACAGCTGTTAATCCACCACCGAACCATTCCCCTCTAACTACACGCCCAGTTCCCTGAGTTGTTGCCATTTGAGTCAAATTAGTAGTGACGAAATAATCAACACCACTAGGTAATGGTATGATTTGATTCACTGCAGTTGCGGGCTGAGTGAAAGTTCCTTGAGTAACGATAGTAAAAGGCATGATAATCTCCTTATGATGGTTGGAAGGTTGTTACGTTCAAACCAGAGATCCAGTTTTGGTTCGTAATCGCACGAGCGATAGCAAACTTGGCATAGAGTTGGCTGTTTTGAGCAACAGAAGAAACAACCCAAGGTGGACGGTATCCAATGACGGCTGTGTAGTTGTTCTGCTCGATTTTTGCAGCAGCTTCTAAGCCATACATAGGGATTGTGTAAACTGTGTTGCCTTTTAGTGAGATACCTGGAGTCCTTGCAGCCTTAGAGGAAACAAAGAAACGGAATCTAGAAATGGAGCAATACTCTTCTGGACGAATTCCTTCTTGAGTTGGGTATGCTGATTTAAGCAATACGCCTTGAACTTTCTGAAGGTCAGCGCAAAGATTTGTATTCGCAAGAGCAATGAATGCATCACGAACACCACCAGTTGCAAATTTAAGAGTTGCTTCTAAATTAGTTAGCATTGAACGAGCGTCATTACCAAGTAAGATGTTTTCGATGTTGTTAACATCATTTAAGCTGATGTTACTTGGTTGATCCCCATTCAAACCGCCAGTGGCGTTTATGTAAGATACGGAGCTTGAGAATAGATCTCTCATCAACAAATCTTCCTTCTCTCTTAACCATTGGCCAAGTAAAGCAGTGAATTTCGTTAATGTTTTGCTATTTTCCCAGAGAACCACTTGTTCGTTAGTGACGATAGATTTGGCGTAAATCTCCATAGTCGCATCTTCCCTCTTCCAGATCGGAAGA